AAATGTCTGAGGATGAGAAACGAGTTATGAATACTTTCGTCCGTACTGGTGTTATGTCTAAAGAAGATTATATAGCACAACTAAAATTAATTAGAGGAGTAGTCTAAGATGACTGTCAAGCAAACTGTAACAGAAAAACGGGTTCATAGAAAACCATTACATCAACAGGGTCCACAATCAATCAGTGGGGAAAAAGATCCCAATTTTCATTATCGTATAGTTAATGATACTGGTAGTAGGATTCATGCATTTCAACAAGCTGGTTATGAGCTTGTTACCGATGATGATATAGTTGTCGGAGAGTCTCGTGTTTCTAGTGCAGGTGAGTTAGGTTCTGCTAAACGTATTATCAGTGATGATGGTACTACTTCTTTTCTTATGCGAATTAAGAAAGAGTATTATGATGAAGATCAAAAAGTAAAGCAGGATAGAATTGACGAGCTTGAACGATCAATGAAAGACGAAAAATCACAAGATTTCTATGGGAAAGTTAAAACTTTCACAAAGTAATCACATTAATTTTATGGAGTATAAATGGCAAATACATCTCGTGTGAATGGGTTTAAACCTGTAAAGCACATTACTGGCGCCCCTTATAATGGGCAAGCCAATATTTATGAAGTACCTGCAGGTGAAGCAGTACCTGTCTTTGTTGGAGATTTTGTAAAACTCTCCGATTCAGCAGCTACTTCTTATTATCCTGCTGTTGAATCTGTAGTTGGTGCATCCGCACAAATCGCAGCAGGTCCTATCCTTGGATCAGTTGTTGGTATTATAAACTCTAAGTTTGATCCTATTGCCGGTACAATGTCAGGTGGTTCAGTATCTCTAGATACCCCTGTCTATCGTCCAGCATCAACAAAACAGTTTGTTCTTGTTGCTGATGCAACTGATCTTATTTATGAATCAGAAGCTGATGCCTCTGTTGCTGTTGCTAGTATTGGTCTTAACGTAGGTGTTGGTGCTGCCGCACATGCATCCTCTTTAGTTACTGGTGCTTCACCACAATATGTATATTCAACTACAGCCCCTGATACAACCTCAACCAGACCACTACAAATTGTAGGTCTAGTTAATCGTCCTGATAATGAAGTGGGCGCTAATAGTAAAGTTCTAGTTCGTATCAACGTCCAGTCATATGGTAGCGTTGGTGTGGCTGGCGTCTAAGAAAGGAGATTAAATAATGTCTGGTGTTATTACCTCATCAAGCTTTGCCAAATTACTTTGGCCAGGTCTTAATGCAATTTATGGCAAAGAATATGCCGACTATCCTGTAGAATGGGATAAACTGTTTGAACACAACAAATCAGATCGTGCTTACGAGGAAGATCTAGGACTTAGTTCCTTTGGTCTTGCTTCTGTGAAGTCTGAGGGTGCTCCTATCACTTATGATACAGAGCGTCAAGGCTTTACATCACGATACAACCATGTTGTGTATGCTCTTGGTTTTATCATCACTCGTGAAATTTATGAGGATGATCAATATGGTAAAGTAGGTGCGCAGAAAGCTAAAGCTCTTGCTCGCTCACTTCGTCAAACTAAAGAGATTGTTGGTGCTAATATTTATAATCGCGCTTTCACTGTTGGTTATAATGGTGGTGATGGTGTTTCTATGGTTAATAGTGCTCACCCCAATGTAGCTGGTGGTACTTTCTCTAACATTATCGGTACTGCCTCCGATCTCTCAGAAGCTGCTCTTGAGCAAGCTACTATTGATATTGCAGGTTTCCGTGATGATCGTGGTCTTCTGATTGCGGCTAAACCCGAGAAACTAGTTATTCCTTACCAACTACAATTTGAAGCTAAACGTATTCTCGGTGCAGATGGTCGTGTTGGTACGGATCTAAATGATCCAAACGTTATTAAAGATCTTGGTATCTTTAGTAATGTTATTACTAACCACTACCTAACTGACACTGATGCTTGGTTTATTATTACTAGTGTTAAGGATGGTGTTAAGTACTTTGAACGTCGTGGTGATCAGTTCGAGATGGATAATGATTTTGATACTGAGAACGCTAAGTACAAAGCCACTGCCCGCTATGCATTTGGTTGGTCTGATCCACGTGGTGTATACGGTAGCGCCGGGGCTTAATAATTAACAATATACAGGGGAGTAATCCCCTGTTTTTAAAGAAAGGATTATTATGCCACAACCAATTCTTGGTCCCGCCGGTGTAACTACAACCACTCCCACAGCAGTAGAGGTACTAGTAAAAGTTGTACAGCTTAATGCTGTAGCAGCCGATGCTACAGGTTTTGAAGCTTTTATTTTACCAAAGGGTACTATCCCTATTGGTGCTTATGTTATTTCCTCTGGTGCTAACGTAGCTCAAACTATTAATATAGGTACTACTTTAGGTGGTACTCAACTAATTAATGCTGTTACTTGTAACGGTGCTCAGTATAGTGCAGTAGGTAGTGCTGTTGGTGCCCAGATGGGCACTATACAAACAGCAGATACCCTGTATTATGCCAAAGCTTCGGCTATTCTAACAAACCCTGTTAAGATTAAAGTAGAATACTACTTCCCACAACAAGGTAATCAGTGGTAAAACCCAAGATGGGATTAGGTATAAAAACTTAATCCCATTTTTTAAAGGATATATTATGCGACCCCAAGTAATTCAATTAAGTAGTGCAACAGCGTCTGCATGGATCCCACTTGATTATAAACAATCACCATTTAATGTTGGTTTTGGTGTTGTTGTTTCTGACACAGCAACTTATAAAATACAACATACTTTTGATGATGTATATGATCCTACTGTAATTCCCACAGCGTTTGATCATGAGACTGTAACAGGAGTATCAGCTAATGAGGATGGTAACTATGCCTATCCTATAAGGGCTGTTCGATTGAATGTCACCTCATGGACTTCTGGTACTGTAACAGCTACATTCTTACAAGGACTCCGATAATGGGAGTATCTAATACACAAGGCGGTGTAAGTTATACAGGTTTTAACAACCTCACCGCAGAGCTTGCGGCGATTAGCGCGCCAGTGCCGCTATGGGTATGCGGTATGCCGTTTGTCTTATTCGCGGGCGACGGTGGAGCGAACGGTATGCTATTTACTGGCACGGCTGGTGGCTTTACGCTGTCAGCGGCTGTGATGACGGGATTTGTAATACCAGTCGGCTACTGCTACTTGCCAGCAAATGCAGGCGGGCTTGGAAATGCAGCGGGCTGGTTTTACTTTGAGATGTCCTCTACTACTGCTGGCACGGTATATAACAACGGCTTTACACCGTCGCCTGGGGGATTGCCAGCAGTCCCCGCAGCAAAAACAGCCTTCGCCAACCCGGCAGGCGGAAGGATCACTCAGACAACAGCAGATATCACTATGCTTTCCTGTTCTCTTGCTGCCGGAGCAATGGGGAACAATGGGTTTTTGAAAGCTGGAATAAAAACGCTTGGATCGTCGACGGCTGGGTTCAAAAACACCAAGTTTTATGCTAACACAACACTGTTGCATTCTTATGCTTCAACAACAAGCCCAACAATAGACTACGAATTTATAGTACAAAACATGGGCGCAATAAATGGACAAATAGCCACACGATCGTTCCTCGTTTTGAGTGCCGGTTCTAGCTCTATAAACCAGGACATATCAAGCTTCGATTTCGGAGCCGCTTGCACGCTTTCACTTTCCGCCAGCATGAGTGTGAATACAGATACGGTGCTAGTCGTCCCCCGGTATCTTAACCTGCAAGCAAAGGCGTAAAACAATGACCATTCAAACCTTTCAAGATACACCCGATGGCCAAGCTTCTGCTGCCGCAGTCCCAGAGCCAAAACACATCTGGATTACTCCGCGCGGGAAGATTGTTGTATTCACCGGCGTTGATATTCCAGACCCTTCGATTCCCCTTGATGATATTACCCTCTCAAAATGGCAGCTAATGACCGGAATTCTTACGGTCGGCGGACAACCGAAGCTTGCCGCAGCGGATGCGTATATCCGAGGCATTGTTGGCGTTGATGCCAAAGACCTTGCTGACCAGATCGCCGGAACA